GTCTTCATTTCTGTGGCTCTAGTGATTAAATACCCCCCTCCCTTAATGATATTTCATTGATTCATTTCACGCATTGTCTTACCTGAATGACATGAATGACAGGTGCCCTGGAGGTTCTCAGGTGAGTCATCGCCTTCTGGTTTTGGAATGATGTGGTCCACATCGATGGAAGGTTTCCTATCACATATTTTGCATATAGGATCTCTGGCCAGGATCATGAGTCTGAGGCGTTGCCACCGTCGATCATATCCTCTACAAGCAGCTGATAATCTTTGCAGATCGGCAAGGCGTCTGTTCCTTGCTCTTAGCATATCAGAGTGGCTCTGAGGCATGTATGGCATGGAATTGTATGGAATTGTATTATTACAGGAGGGGATGGTAGGTATTAAATATAGTTAATTTCACTCCCGTTTTTTCGGGAGTAAAATCAAGTTGTTTCTATAGTTTGATGTGAAAAACGGTTGATTATATTTTTAATTCTATCAGGTGATAGATGAAATTCTTGGCTTAAAATAGTAACTTTATCAGCATATTTTAATTTAGAATAAGTCATACCTTCCCATAGATAGCAGAGCTTGATGTTACGGAGAGCTGTATCATTAATAAGATCGTCCTTCTCGAGATCAATAAAGCCGAATCTCATTCAGGTTTTTCCTTATTTCCATTACCATTTAGTCTATAAAAAAGATACATATTTCTTAGTTGTTCTAATATTATCGAAGCATTTTTATAAAGATCCTTGGCTTTCAATTCCATCCAGGGAGCATCATCCAAGCCTCGTCTGCTATGATATGTATATAAAATTCTAAGCTCTCTACTCACAATTCTCCATATATTAGTGGGACTCATTTTAAAGCGCCTGGCGGCTTCGCTATGTGTTATATTATATTCAAAAATGTACAATACTATTGCCCTATAACGCTTTTCTTTTTGTCTTGTTTTCTCGTCTATTTTATCGCGCTCATTGATACAATCAATAGCATAATATTTTCCTGAATGTCCTCGAAAATCTCGGTGTCTATGCCAGGGAATATTGCACGTCCAATAAATGCTCTCAATATATTCGATTATTTTTTCAGGAACGGTCATCTGTATTTTGCATCTAAAAAGAACTCGGCGCAAGCATCAGCTGGATATTCAGCTTTACCTTCACAAATTCTACCTCGAAAATCAGGATTTAAACAGATCCAGACTTCATGCTTTTTGTCGTAAGATAATTCTGTTCCAACTGGATATATCAGCAACATTTCAGTGGCAATAGGAGCAGCGCAAAGTATAGAGATTTGAGCAACAACCGATTGTAACTCACCGAATAAACAGTAATACGGTTGGCCTTTTTGCTGGTATGCTAAACGAATGCCACTAGGAGTTTCAGCCCAATAAAACAGGGTAGGTCCTTGCCAATTAATTTTCTTGGCTAATTGAACATTGACTATGTTTTTATTTATTTCCATTGTTTTTCCTTCCATCATATTCAAATGCAAGTCCCACTTCGCCATGCACTACATGGCCATAGGTTTTAGCGTGTAATGCAGCTAACGCCTGGCCATTCGTATGACTCTGCCATTCTTTCCCGCAATCATCGCACTTGGCGATCGTGTGAACTTTCCATGTAGATTTCTTCATTGCCTCTTCTTTAGATTTCTCGCAATGCTGTGCTTCCCCCCACGTCCTTGAAATTATCAACATTGATCCATTTAATATCTTTTTCATCAGGGATTTGAATCCCTAATTCTCGACGTGTGTAATCGAATCGTATAACTAATCCCATTTCTCCATTTTTCAAATAAACAGGAGCATTATATTCAATCTTATTCATATCCATTTGTATGACCTTCCATCAATTATCTGACAGAGCGAGAACGTTTCCCTGATATGAGGAGCCTCAAGCTCGGAATGACTTAAAGGCAGGATCTCGCTCTGTCGTTTTAAATTCATATCTTTACTGGCAGCACGCAATGGTCATCTATCATTTCACCACCACAAGACGGGCACTTTTTTATATAGGGATATGCGGAATTCTTTACTCCACATTCACTACATCGTTGGACGTAAATATTGCCTCCTTTGTGGAGCCAGCCTTTTATCCCGTAATATATCGTTTTCAATTCCAGGAGCTCTTTACACCAATTACATATATACATTTATATGACCTTCCATCAATTATCTGACAGAGCGAGAACTTTTCCATGATATGAGGTAAGCCCGGAATGGCTTAAAGGCGGGATCTCGCTCTGTCGTTTTAAATTCATTATCAATAGGGTATGTAATCGATCTTGACTTTACTAGGATCATAATCGGTTAACAACCAGGTAAGGATCTTAATATATCTCGAGATATTATCTCTCTCCGGATCCCATCCTTTTATTTCCATGCACAAATACATCCATTGTTTTCCGTACTTCAATACATCGCCAAAACCTTTCCCTGGTTTGGTTCCATCAGACATTCTCAAACTTTGATTAAAATATACACCAACAGGAAACCTGGATGGATATAACTGAGGTATCATAAACATTATTTCAATTAATCTATCCGAGTGGCCCAATTTAGGAGCTACATTTTTCCAACCGATTGGCAATTCAAAATCAGATATCAACACTATGGCCAGAGCCTCTGGTTTTAAACCAATTTTCCAGGTTAATGAAGGATATATTTTACGCGCATCATAAAGATGTTTACCAATGAGCCGACCCGAAATAATACCCTGTAATTTCTTCATTTTAACTCCAACTATTGAAGATATTAAACCTCAACAAAGCGATCGCTAAGGTCGCCTCCAGATTTAGCAATGACCGTAAATCCTTCGACTGGCCTGTAATATTTTCCCGTTTCAGGATCTTTGAAGTAAGAATATTTATCACCAACCTTAAGATCCAGGTCCGGATTTTTTAGGTCTTTCTTTGTAACTGTAAAATCTTCTGCTATCAGTTGTTTAATTATCATGGCTTTTCCTTTCAATTATATCGCACATCCTCGGCTGCTCCCTGCCGTGCTCTTAGCTTATCAGAGTGGCTGATGACCCTATGAACCTCGAGCGGTGATCGCATAATTTGTTTTGGCTTTCAGGATGTGCGACAATTCTTTATCACAATTCTTGCAGACTCTTCTTCCCAATCCAAATGGAGCGTTTATGCTTCGATTGAATCTGTGGCCGATCTCACATAGCGCCACCATTAGCGGGTTACCTACCTGGTTATATTTTTCTATGTGCATTACTCGTCTTGGCTTTCCTGTTTCCCAAATATATCTCATTATTTCCTTTCAATTATATCGCACATCCACGGCTGCTCCCTGCCATTGAGATCGATAGACCCTTTAGCAATAAGCGCATGTCTGTTTTGGCTTTTAGGATGTGCGATCAATTCTTTTAAACCTGATCAAATTATTCGCCTGACCTTTTGGATTGTCTTCAAATTCCAAAGCTATGGGACCATATCCTTTATCATCAACACCGAAAAGACCATTAAATATTCCTAACAATCCTACATAAAATCCACCATGCTGGGCAGATACTTGAACAGTCGGATGTTTTGCCAGAGCCTCATTGCATGGGATCCTATTGGCTATAAGCGAACCTATTGCCGGTTTATCCAGGGCAATTAATTCATTGAGTAGCTTAATGAAATCATCTATTGTTACGGTTTCCTTGATCATTTTAAACCTCTTCTTTTTAAACCTCTTCTTTTTATCCAGGCAGACTCGACCTTTGCTGTCATACCTGGGTTTATTAAACCGAATTTCATTGATCATTCAGGAATCCTCTCACTTATTTATCACAAAGTTAATAAATGTTGGGATCCAACGGATATCTGCAGCTGACGCTTTATCTCCATTTTGATCGATTATTCCTTCACACCTTAGAGATATTTCATTCTCCTCGCTCATGTCCCAACCATATTTATACTTCTTAATTTGTCCATCTATCACATATTCTTTATCATCGACAGCCTCTTCCTCGAGAATTACAGAAACCGATCCATCCCTGATCAGCTGCTCAAACAGATAAGTGATAAAATAGTCGGTTGAACCCTTTCCATATTTCTCTCGCAGCGCTTTAATATTCTTTGCCATGTCCTTGTCCCAATCACCGGCAAAGTCGTCTAGCCATTTCAAAGCCATTTATTTATCCTTTTCATTGAGCCTGACAATTCTATCTTCTGAAACATCAAGCTCAGGAGTCCCAGACGTTATTCCAGGCAATATAGGTTTATTGAATAAATCCTTTAAAAACCTGACTTCGTGGGTTATCTCTTCATGTGTTGAAACTCCACAAAACCTATAACTTGATTTTACAACCCTACCGATTGGTGGATTGTCAAGCTCATAGTTTTTTTCTAAGTCCGGGATCCTAACGAAATCACCCAATTTAAATTTAGCTTTTTGTATGGGTTGTAATTTTTGCTTTTTCATTATGTTTGCCGATGAATTCCAAATCCTTTTCAGTTGTTTCAACCTCTCCTTCAACTCCTGGAAAAAACAGATTGATTTGAGCTCTATCTCCTTCGAGATATCTCCTGGCCTCTTCCATCAATGTCCTGATATTCTCTAAACATTTCGAAGATAAACAGGACATTTCTCCTTCCTCAGAATATGATGTTTCAGGCAAATGTGGAGTATTGAGGATCAATGGAGCATTTGAGTGCTCCAAAGTTTTCAAGGCTGTGATCACGGCTCCCATGATACCATGTTTCCAGCTCAGTGATACGCCTCTAATCTCAAGCCTTTCAGCCTGTTTTTTAGGGATCTCACAAATGTTTACTACGTGGATTTTAAGAGCTGCCAATGACTGTTTAAATTCATCTCGAGGAACATCAGTACACTTGATGGAATATTCATTTACCTTGTCATCAGATAAGATTTCATCATATACCAGGCAGACTCGACCTTTGTTATCATACCTGATTTTATTAAAGCGAATTTCGTTGATCATGTAGTCCTCTTTTTCTTTTTATCTTCCTTATTTTCAGACAACAATTTCACTAAATTTTCTACTGTGGATAAACGCAACTTAGCGCCCCAATCATGGATAATTTTGATATCGGTATCTGCATCAATCGCCTGACCATGTCCTATCAAAGCCTTCCTTTTACCATCCGGATTTTCAATAATCACAATCCCAATCATTCCTCTTGAAGTGCTAAACCATTGAGAATCCACAATCTTATTTCCCTTATATTTCTTTAACATTAAAAACCTCCTTTTATCAGATTTGACCTCCTGGAATGTTTAAAAACTCTTGTCTGGTAAGTTCGTGAAGGTGGAAAGTATTAGGGTGATGTTTGACGTATTCACGCGATGGAGGAAATAACAATGCCACATGAATGTTATCTGGCATAATCTCGTATCTAGCTCTTTTCATTTCATCCCAGGATGGATAACGGTCCTTGCAGCTGATACTAAGATGGTATAAACCCTTTTCAATACCAACCAGGATCCTACAGGGTCCCATTGAGTAGGCTACGGTACCAGGTACCGGTGAGCTGGCCAGTTCAATTATCGGTAATTCGTTCATCCGAAAATATTGCTGCAAGAAACATGGCCATGTTTGCTATCCTGGCGCATTTATTTGTAAGGTCCTTAAATAAATCCTGGTTTCTTTTTGATTCCAAAAACCCTTCATAGACTTGTGGACTATGCTGGTTGATCATTTCAAATTCCTTACCCATTTCAATAATGAGAGCTCCAACATCGTAACGTTTGAAAAGTTCTATTTCGGTCCATTTCTTTTTGTTTGCTGAATCTTCTCTCAATACTGATTCCATGAGCTCACAAAACCAGGCCATTGGATCCGACATTTCAAATGCGTACAAAATAGAATGTCGTCTACCTACTTTTTTCTTGATTCTTGGTGAATCGATATTTTCTATTTTTTTCTTACTATTTGGACCGGTAATATCCCAGTCTTCATTTCCGCCGCTCATTAATTATCCTTTCTAAAGCCATAGGAATTCAGTGATCACCTGGCGTTTTTAATACCCAGGCGTATCTAACGCTTACACCATACTCCAGGATTCCTTTGTCGGCCATCTTTTCCATTTTCGTTAAGATGACATTTTCCGGCTGGCCAGAAAAGTCCGGATATTTATCTACCAAAAATGTTACGGGATCTTTGGGTCTGGGTTTAGCAGTAGGATTATCAAGTAACCATATATTAACCTCTTGAGCATATTGATTACAGGCGTCAATTATCTCCTGCTCGGAGACATCTTTGCATTGCATTTTCCGTAATGGACCGCCGATAACTATGTCGTTATCCTTAACCATATCACGTCTCAATACGATCGTCGAATGATAGTGTGAGTGCCAGGGTGTCATAATGTTATATAGCGGTGCTTCAACGCCTTTTCTCAAGGTCTGCATACCGACGAAAGTATATTTAATAGAATAATTGATGCTGGATTTCATTTGAATATCCAATGGAGGATAATATCATAAATGCCAAATTTAAACAGCAATATAATTATCACGAAAGCAGCAAACATTCCACTCAATACCGGGATTATAAATTGGGTAAATTCAAACATTATTCAGCCGGTACATCCTCAAATTTTATTGATGGGATCCCAATCTTTTTTACAATCTTTTTTATGGACAATTCAGCAAGATTTATCTTGTATAATATCCCGGTATAATGGACAGCAATCCCGGAGAAAAAGTTCTTTTCCCATAACAAAACAGCTGCATGTTTTGGTCCTTCTGGATACCTGAATTCTTTATCTGGGTGGCCTGATTCGGGAGTAAAGGGATCGTGTCTTGTTATCATCAATAGATATTTATTCATGATTTTTTCAGTTCCCTGCATACAGTACGATGATCGATATGACCTTTTTCCGGTTCGAAATATTTGTCTGTCCTGAAAGCGGAATCGTGGACGATTGGGATCCAATTATTATTGCGACCGGTTACCCAGTAGATCCAGGCGGTACAGTGTTTACAATAAGAAAGCGAATTTATGAACTTAGACACTATTACAGGATCCCTTCTCGTTTAAGTTCCTTGAGTGTTTTTATCAGCTCCTCACGTCTTCTATTAAAACTATCTTCAAAAAGACCATGATCAATAAGAACGGATACCAGGGCGCTTATCTGTGAGCTTTTTATGCCCCTGGGTTTATCCTGCATGGCTAAATGATCGCTCGTATTTCTTTCCCATTCCTGCTGGATTTCAGCAAGCATCATATTCAGTTTTGATTTCTTTTTGTCATCCATTTTTTATCCTCCCATTCGTTCAGGTAATTGATCGCAATTTGTAATTGCCTGTTATTTTTCAACAGCTCATTTGCAAACCTTTTTGCCAGTGTTACTGTATATCTTCGACTATACCATTTTGAATAGGACCGTCTGTAAATACGGCCTCCAAGAATAATCTCTATTTTGGTAAATTCAATAAGTTTGTTATCACTTAAATTTCCTGACATATAGAGCGTGGCCACATAATCTCTCATAAACAGTGTACCGGATTCCCAATCAGGGTGAGCGGATTCCCACCGTGTAAATCCTTTGATTGGAATTTTCCAATTATATTTATACCAGTGATCCACAATTTTTCCTGTTGAATTAGTCATTGGCATATAATTTTTTAAGTGTGAGCTCAGGATGGATCTTGCATTTAGGCTTCTTAATTTTCATAGGGACCGCCCAAACCTGAGTATTTCCCTGTTTCTTACATTCCGGACATTGCATCAGGACTCTTTTTTCATTATCGTTCGATTGATTTTTATAGATGTTCATCCAGATAACAACAAAATCACTTTTTAAGAACGTTGTCAATTTCATGACATGGCCATTTTCTTCTCTCTCTTCACCGGTTGGATTCTCAATATGAGCATTATAATTTTGGACCGCTGCCATAGTTTCATCAAATGTATATCGATAGGTTTCAGCCTGGATCATATCCTTGGCAATCTGTTTGGGTCCCCTATCCCTGGATTTACCTGGGTAGGTTTTCCAGAGCTCTTCGAATTGATCATCTGAAATTTTGTGACTCTCTCCCTTACCTTCCCTCATACTCCTATCCCTATCCCTCTCACTATCGCTATCTTTTTTCTCTCTTTTTTTCTTTGATACAACTTTCTTTTTTTCTCCCTTTTTTAAGTTCGCATGCAGTATGCTGTCATCCTGCATGTGCTCTGCATGCAACTTGCCTTCATTGTGCATGTTCTCCGGTAATCCCGTGCTTTCATCGTGTTCGACTCCCTCAAGAAACCCGGCATTTAAAAGGATATCCAAATCAACCGGTTTCCTGACACCTATTTTCCTTGTTACCCATACTGAGTCGTAAGGAAGTAGATTATCGTACCTGGATGCTAATAGAAATATCAGTATCAAATGCAGCTTACTGTCATCATTCAAGCATTCGAATTCGTATTGCTCACGCGGCGAAGAGCTCTTCCCGAACGGCAATGAATTGTATAGACAGATCCAGGGCGGACTACGTTTCTTGTAATACTGCATTTTCTCGAAATTCTTTACCCTGAAATAATTCACGGTTTTTTAAAATACCCCATAGCATCATTTTTATAACATTCATAACATTCAAGAGCTGCAAGACAAATGGCCCTGGCAGGATCACGATCGTATTTAATATCAGCTCTGCCGAATATGCAGCCATATAAACCGTTTCGTGCCCCAGTCCTGTGCATAGTAAAACCAAGACCCTTTCCAATGAGCTTCAAAACCACAAGCCAGGCTTCGTTTATATTAGTTGAATATCTAGGAACATTGAACCGGTCAAGACCTTTGTTAAATCTCCAATGCTCAATATTTTTATCAGATATCTTCAAGTGATATCTATAATCATTTTTAGAACGGGTTAACGCCAGGCCCATTACTCTTTTGGCAATCTGAATGTCTAACCGGCTGTTGAATTTGTTCATGTTATGGAATTTCCTTACAGGCAAGCGCCGCAAGACAAATGGCCCTGGCTGGATTATGATCGTATTTCAAACCAGTTCTGCCAAACATACAGCGATATAAACCTTTGCGGGTCCCAACCCTATTCAATGCAAAACCAAGACCCTTTCCAGTGAGCTTCACAACCACGAGCCAGGCGTCGTTAATGTTTGTTGAATATCTCCGGACCGGGATATTTAAATATGGAGACACTTCAAATTTCAAATAATATCTATGACTCACTTCACCTCGTCTTAACGTCAGGCCCATTATTCTTTTGGCAATCTGAATGTCTAACCGGCTGTTGAATTTGTTCATGTTACTGAGGCTCCTTGACACGAGTATTCCACGCTTTTACCGCATCCTCCCGCCTATGATATGACCGCCTCATTGGACACTGTGGATTTATACAAAAAGCCTTGCGTGGTGTTACTTTTCTCTGTCCTGATATCCACGGTTTTTCACCACAATGAGGACAACCATCAGGCTCAATTTTACTCATATTATCGGAAACTCCCTGACTTTCAGATCCCCTGGGATCGGTGCTCTGCCGGTCATCTGCTTCATAAAGAACGATACACCCATTCTTTCACATTCCATCTTGATTATCCTGGCCCAATGCGGCCTCATGAATCTTGCATTATGGCCGGACTCTCCGCCTACTATGATCCAATCCAGGGGATAGAGTTCCGGATCTCCATTACATTCCGGGATCATATTTTGAATGTCTATGTACTGCAGCATCGGCTCAATGGATACAAATCGTACCCTGGCCGGGACCTTGAGTAATAAAGGGACACGCTCATTCCATGTAGACTGGTCCTCAGCTGACACTCCCAGCCATACATTTGGATATCCATCCCCCCAATCGTAAGGTAAGCAGCTCAGGATCCTCTCAGGCCGCTTTGTAGGGATCTGATAGGTAAGGTGAGGCGTTTTCCTGATTATATGCCAGGCTTCAAGCCGTGCAACATCAGCCTCAGAAATGAAGAAATCGCTCCAGCTGTTTACAAACACATACGGTCCCTTGAATTTATAGGGAGCTTTGAAAATAGCATCTGAGGAAAAGTGGACAATATTTGGATCACCCCTTTTAAAGCGCCTCATGTCCCGGTACATATAACAGTTGAGACACCCGTCCGAAACCTTGTGGCAGCCATACCACGGATTCCAGGTGTCGTTAGTCCATTCTATTTTTGATCTGGATCCCATTTTGGATTAACTTTCTTGTGTAAAAAATCCCTCGTCAATTCAAGCATAGTGCTTGCAATATCCATTAAGGACGGATTGGGGTCCTCGTCAGTGTCAACAATCAATGGCCACCAATCGTAAAAGAAAAGGTCCTGCGGTATGGAAACTAATGAACTATTCGAAATAGGTCTGATAATATCCTCACCATCCCCTAAACCAAAAAAGAATGTCGTGGAATTCAAGTCTACATTATCCTCTATCAGCCTTTTTTTAACATCTTTATGCGTGCCCTGATATTCCGGAAACTGAGCACCGTCTGAATCGAAGCACATAACCATTCCGTTAGACCATAAAATGATCGTGCCTATTTTTGTTGATCCGGATCCCATTTATAAAACTTCCTCTATTGGCTTTATTGGAAATGTTTTCAGAGCACTACCAGGGCTGCAGTTAAAAACCTCGATCTCCAATTTCTTTAGCGGATCCACAAGCGTATCAAATGCCGGCAGCATTATCTCATAGGGTGGCGGAGAAACCTTCGCGATCGCCGGTCTGGCGGAGCTGCTAAATCCCAGGTGTACTTTGTCCCATTTCTCGCGGAGATCCTTTTTTGCTTTGGGCGATAAGGTTGAATGTTCCAGGATACCATCCGGGCAGGGATGATCACCGAACCAATGATGATTACCGTCCTCCGATCTCTTCATGTCATAACCTAAAAGCACGATTGTTTTCGCCCCCAGGTGGACCGCAAGATTGATGGCCTGGTATCCACTGTTGTTCCCTGTCCGTATACCTCGAGGATTTGTCTCCAATCCTTCTTTCCCGGTACTGATTAAAAATCTTATGTTTGTATAATCGATCTTATCCCAACCTGGAAACCAGTCGTTATCGATGCAGCTCCAGGCCAGTCCAACTTTGATTCCTGGGAACAGGGATACTCCTTCGTGCCACAACCACCACCGCGAATCACAACCATAGAGCACGTCCGCCATTGGGAGCAACCTGTAAGCGTCGTTTATTACGATGATCCTCGCGTCCAGGCTTTCCACGGCGTCCCTGCAGCGCTGGATCTGTACTTCGTCCAGGCTTGGTCCACAACCAACACAGATAAACGTGGATCCTGGCCATACCTGGGGCACCATCCAGAATCTCGGATCCTTTGGCCAAATAGAAAGGGACAGAATTTTTCCCTTATAAATTTTATTTGATTCAATCAAAGCAGCTCACCCAAAAATTGGCGGAGAAAAGAGGACGAAACTCCGCCGGGGTTATTGAGACAGATACCAAAGGAGTAGGTATCAGGTGAGATCCTCTTTTTAGGTTTGCCGATGATAGAAACAAATACATGGCCATGCTTTCAGAATTATCAGCCTTGCAGATATAAGTCAAGGTCATCCCTGTAAAATCTTACTGTTCTGTGACCTCTCCGGTGCCCTTTGATTTTCCCAGCTCTGTATTTTTTCATGATCGTTATACGCGAGAGCCTGAGATAGTCAGCGGCTTCATCCGGAGTCAATACAGATCGTTTTTTCATCATTTCAATTTGACTCCTTTCCAAAAATTCTTGTGTCTTTTTCATAAGAAATTCGAAATCGCAAACGGGCCTTACGTGTATGTATTTTTTTCCGCCTATTAATAATTCCTTGTGTTTCGCAAGGGAACCTTTCTTGATAACATCACCGCAAACAGCACATGGATGATTTTTTCTTGTTATAACCTGGCGTTCATACATTGGTGTTATTCTCCCTTCGATATTTTAATGATCACTTTCAAAACCTTATCTGCTTTATTTGCAAAAATACCCATGCGTCCGGTTTTAGAATCTGTGTCATCCTTTTTTATTTCCTCAAATGCGGACATGGCAGCGTTTGATCGCGCTTCCAAATTTTCGATCATGACAACATATCCCTCTTGCATTTCTTCATAATTTGTTAACGCCTTATTCAGCTCAGTAAATGCAGCCCTTACTCCCTTATTTTCTTCTGTACAAGCTATCAATGCTTTTGAATAATGTAGTGCCCTCTTACGCATGCCAGAGAATAATTTAACTATCCTGCAATTCTTTTGTTTGAGAAGGACATTGTCTTTTTGAACCTTTAAAGCAGCTGTTTTGTCCATCGTTAATAAGTCCTCCATTTTCATCGTTAATAAATCTTCATATCTTAATTAAATATAGCACTTAATATTTCAAAAAACGGGACGTGGCCACATCTCAATTAAACACTGTTTTTTTAATCACGATAGCAACCGGTGGCTGAGTCTCTCCGCTCCAGATATATAGCCATAAATTTCCGAACAGCAATCCTTTCACCCGCTCCGCAAATGTTAATTTCCATAGTGAAATACAATGCTTACCATCGCTGTAAACATGAAGCGGGCCACACTCTTTATCAGTCATCCCTTTTGGCTTTGTTAATACCTTATTTGATTCCGCGAATTTCATTGGTTTCATTAAAATATCTCCTCTGATTTTAAATGCGTCCAATCTTCTGGAAGGCCATAAAATCCAATATCCTTGGCCCTATTGATAACTGCATTCCAGCGGTTATCAACCTGATATTTTGAACCGCTTTGTGATATACCTGAATTAAATTTCTCTGATTTATCCGCTAAAATTATGAGCTCTTTTCTGATCCAGCGGAGTGTTTTGTTCTTAATTTTAATGCCACTGATCTCCTGCTCATGTCTGTTTATTTCAGCTTGTATATTAAGCATAATGGTAAGACACCGGTTTTAGGATCATCAGTTTTTTTTGAGAATCAGAAGAGAGATAATATCTGCCCAATTCGTCCTCATGATACATGTCCTCAATCCATTTATGGGACAGGCCAGACTCAAATATCACTTCTCTGATTGTCAATCCTGCTTTCAATATTTCAATTTTCAAAGAATCGATTTTTTTCTGATTATACATCCGGATCCGGGCATTACCATATTCATATCCACCACGTACTTTCCTTCTCTCAACGTGGCACTTGAATTCACTTCTCTTGAATCCAGCTTGCAGCATTTTTTCAATGGCATATTTAACTTGGCTTGTTACCATGTGGGCCTCCCTTGGCTTTTTGATGTCTCATAACCTACCTAATATTATCCCATTAATGCTCAAAAATGCAATAGTTTTTGATCCGGTTGAATTTTGAAACTCTCCATACGACAATAAGAACATACTTTTTCAGCCTCTTATTGTCGGATATTAAGGGCGTCAATAATGGCGTTATTAAAATCGGATATTAAAGCCGGTGTGGATCCGGCACTTTATTTAATTAGCTCCGGAGAGCTCCTGGTTATGGCGAACAAAATGCGTAAGCCCGGTTTAAACTTAAATAAATTAAGTTTGGGCAGCCGCCGGTTGGCCGGATCCGGCGCGATCGCGTGGACCAGAACTTAAAATAATTAAGTTTGAGCTCAAAATCGGATTAAACCAGGTATAGCCTTAGTCGGATTAAAACCAGGTATAGCCTTAGAAGGCCGTAGGATCGATTATAAGACAGGTTAAATTTTTTCGATGTAAGTATCGAGATTTAATATTAGTAAATACCTGGTATAGTCTATACGACCTATCAGGTATCTGAGTGTCCCAGCGAAAGTAAGTTTAATTATCTGCAGCCGTGACAGCCCGAACATTGCATGCAAACTTTACTGTTATATCCGTTTTTCTCCGCGAACTTTTTGATGATATCTACACCGATCATCAGACCTTTTTCCTTCTCAAATACAGGCTTTTCGTACTTCTTTTTCATATTAAATCCCCTTCAAGTAGATATTGGATATTCTCACGAACTTGACCGGATCCGCTTTGCCCTTGATGTTATAATGATCTTTCCAATATAGGGACTGGCCTTTAACTGTGCGCGGGATCCTGGCCGGGACCGGGCGATACTTTAATCTACATAATCCAATTTCCAGAAGCAAATTACCCTGGAGCTGAAATCTCATTATTTCAAGCTCGTCCGGATCATCAAGTTTCGAAAGGTCGCACATACATATCCTTTCAATATCCTGGTAGATCGATTCCCGGTACTCGAGATAATCATTTATGATCGATTGGGCAACCCACGGCTCAAACTGCCAGAAACCTCTTGCCCTGCCGATCCGTTTTCTTGAGGATCTCTGTCTAAGGAAAACATAATTGGACTCCGCCAAACCTGTTCTGAGAACGAGCATTTTAGCTTCCCTAGAATTCCAGCCTGGGGTTTGTGCGGTTCTCTGAAGTTCATCGAGCACATACTCAATGAGATGATAAATGTCCTTACAGTTGACCATTAGCGTCGTTTTTTCGCTTCGTTTGTTATCGCTTTCCTGATGAATATTGGGAGCAATGGAAGTATAGCCGCCAGGGCCATACCAAGCCCCAGCTTCATCATGGGCATTAATTCGATTATACCCTGGAAATCAGCCTGTAAGATTATGGCAAAAATAAAAGCCAAAACCGAAAGGGTATATGTACGCATACCAGGCAAAAATAGTCCTAATAAAAATCTCATAATATCCTCCTATGGGTTAATTTTTCGTGAACGCTGATGTTACATAACCTACAATTCCACCTATAAATCCCGCTGCAGCTGAGATCCATCTTACCCTGTCTATCCGTTGATGTGCACCCGTTGTTCTTTCTTCTGATTTTTCGTCTACCTTGGCAATTTTCCCGTCAAGTTTTTCGTCCTGTTTTTTAAGCTCGAGAAAGGTTTTCTCCACATTTTTTGAGTGCTCGTCCTTCCAGGTGTGGAGTGATACAAGCAGATCGTGATCGCTTTTAATTTCATATTTATGACTTTTACTTGCCATTAAAATAATGTGTTTTGGACTAATCGCTTCTCAGCAATTTTGATATATTCATCTGACAGTTCTATTCCAATCCATCTCCTGATCATTCGTTGAGCTACTTCTGCAGTTGTTCCGGACCCAATGAAAGGATCCAGGACAACACATGGTTTAATTTCTTTTGTATCACAGTTACAAGTAGGCTGCCAGCCCGTTGTCTTTCTATTCGGCTCACCAGCTCGTCCTTTTCTGCCTATTTCTGTATCTTGTCCTTTACCGGTTTTTCGTGTACGTGTTATATTTTCAACTTCAACAACCCTCTCCCATGGGCCCTCACATTCAGCACATGCACCGTATTCGCTTGTACCGGCTTTTAAACATTGAGACACTAATTTTCTGGGATAGGTAGCAAAATGAGCCCCCGGAAATGGCTCAGTAGGAATCTCCCAAACAGATCGAATGTTACGACCTTCATGGGAATAACAATCATAATTCATTCTATTTAATTGTCCCTGTCCTCCTGCTCTATAATCGCCAGGTTTTATTTTAACAGAATCTTCATTTGTTTTATATTTCCCACCCCAGCGATTCATCTTATAATCTTCCCTTATCGCGTCCTGATCGTAATAGTAGAACCTGTTTTTAGTAAGCAGGAATATATATTCATGGCTATTGGTTGGTCTGTCAGTCACAGACTCAGGCATGGGATTTGGCTTTGACCAGATAATAGGACTCCTCAACCACCATCCATCGGCTTGAAGAGCGAAGGCAACATGCCAGGGAATACCAATAATATCTTTTTGTTTTAGATTTATATTCCGATAATATCTTGCACCTCTTGAAGCTGTTACCTTTTCATAATCGTTGTTTTTAGCTCTTTGATTTGCTTGGATACCGCTGCCCAATTTCACAGACATTCGTTTTAATCCGTCTGATGTATAACTATCACCCAAATTCAACCACACCGTTCCATCTTTCCTCAACACCCGTCGCACTTCCCTGAATATCTCAACTAATTTCTCTACATATAACCCAGGAGTTTTCTCCAACCCGAGTTGTCCATTAACACCATAATCACGCAATCCCCAATATGGAGGTGAGGTAACGACACATTGAACCAGTTCATCAGGAAACGTCTTCATTACCTCAAGACAGTCTCCCTGATAAATCTTATTCAATTCAATCAATTAGTTAAATGTCCGCTATCAATGATATCGATGGTAACCAGGGACTATTAGGACCGTATTTATATTTGTATTTTAATCCACCCTGGATCCTGACCCTCCAAAATACCGGGTGCATCCCATTGTAATCAAAACAGACATAGAACGGGAACAATCCATTTTGAACTACATCAATCATTTCCTGAAGATCCTCAAATTGTGCTTTACTGGATATCGTAAATACTAACTCCCAGGAAGGCCGTAGCCCGTAGCGCATTTCCGCCTGGATAATACCCGCGTCGCTTTCTTCAATCATTACGCCTGGATATCCGTACTCGCCCGCGTAGCCACCTTCAGGAGTGAATCCATTAAAAGTAAAAATCCTGCCAAGCACGATTTGTCCTATGAGAGTGTTCTTACCGGCCCGGCCTGTCACCGCATCATTGTTAAATTCCATGAACCAAAACTTTTCATCAACCTCGGCGAACGTAAACAGGGTAAACTCCTTTTCGGTTGCGGAGGGAGTGAGCCTGAATAGGGCCTGCGTCACGGTCGCATCCAGGCTGTTAGTACCGGAGTCATAAATTTTGTTGTCCTCGCTCTTCAATCCATCTGGGTGATATTCTATTGTACAACCTTTAGTGATTGCGTAGACCCAATCTGCGTAAGTGTCATCTATACCCGACGATACTTTTTGGATCGAAATATGAGTCGTCGTTGATATTGCGCTGAATATCAACTCCTTTTTTACCCAGGTATCTTGAGGAGTAACCGCATCCGATTCTATTATATTATTGTCCCCGGCAGAAGTACCGACTCTTAAAGTCATGGCTCCCACCGCAGTATCGGTATCTTTCAACCAAGCCGTTATTGTATAGCTGAGTCCGATCACGGTTGGAAATGATTGTCTTGCCTGAGCGGGCGAAGCGGTCATCGCTATTTTCATAAACTTGGTGCCTTCTTTCGGGCTACCATCCCCGTTTCCCACAATAGAAGTGAGATTCGCGTTATTGCCCGTCCAAGCCGCAACGGTATTACCTTCTGTTTTCCGGTCGGATGTCGCCTGGTTGTCCGCAAGCAAGTCTCCCGAACCCCACCTGTCAATGGCCGGCAGTAAATTGGCGAGCGGCTGACCTCCATTATAAAGGCTTTCTATCTCAGTTATCAGTAATTCGTAATTGAACAGTCTGAACCCATAGAAAAGCATTTTTGAGTATACTAGCGCAATAGAAATACCTCTCCCTATGGTTGTTCCTGGGTCGGTCGGATCTTGATCGCAGACCTGGGCTTCAGGGGTAAAGGATTGGAGCACCCCGTCAATATATATTGCGGGCTGGGCACCATCCACTTTCGTTATCATTAAATGATAGACTTTTGTCAAGTCGGTAAACTCGGCCGTAGGCATTCTATGTCTGAAATTTCCATGCCCCTTATCTCTCCAACATAAAGAACCGTTAGGATCCAGAAACACATGAAAGTATTTAGCAGAACTTCTTCTGATAGTAAACAGATGTGCCCCGTCATTAGTAAACTCGGCCTCTGTCCAAGAGACTTGATCAGGATCGGTTACTACCAAAGTCGCGTGATTTGCATTGACCGAGCTATCCATCAGGATACTGCCATTAACCTCTGTCCCGCTTATCTTCCAATATCCTTGAAGGCCCGCTGTCTTATCGACATCGTAAGAATCGGCCCTGGTCAAATCGGCAGGCAAGCCGTCGTTATATAATTTAAGGGCATCCGCGGCAGTCAGGGCAACATTCCAAAAGCCAACCGACCGAAAGTGAGTATACGCATATCTATGGGTTGCGGTGGCCATTCTACCGATCGTGCAATATCCTTGACCTGGTACCATCGCCCCCCCGTTTCCGCTATACGCCCCGCCGTCGTCAGCCCCGTTAATATATATCTGCATATTAGCTGGACCCTGCATTACGCAAACTATATGATACAACGTGATGCCATTACAGTTAAAATGAGTAGTGCCTATTTTCGTTTTTCTTGAAGTCGAACCAAAGCCTATACCAGAACCATAATTACACGAAAAAAGATTAGTGGTCTCTTTGACAAACCAAGCGCCTCTATAACCGACCCCGTCCCAATTATTACAAAATATTTCGGCTCTTCTATTTATATCATTCGTTCCAAACATGACCCAAAACTCCGCACTTACAGGTAGGGCATCTACCTGGAGAGTCGAGTCTGGGTTTATTCTCGCATAATTCTGAGCCTCCTCGAATATTGTATTAAGCACGAGATAGTAATCGTTAATTCCCAAATCCTTTGGTGCAAATAATATCTCGGCAGAAAATTCCCGGTCATTATTAAAGATGTCAATCACCTCTGTATTTGAGTTGTTCAAATAGTCGTCGATTCCGTCCAGATCCAGATACGGTCTTTTCTTTCCAAGGTGCCCGCCGAAACTCTTGGCAGGGGAAATCCTGGTTGCGGAACCGAAAACATCAGCCGAGTGGTGGTGAATGTCGGCCTGCTCCTTCACGGCTGCCGCAAAAGCGTCGCGTATATTGTGTCCATCAAGTAGCATAAAGTCGATCTTTTCCCTGACAGTCATTTCAGCATCGATGCGAAATATTGTAGCTGCTCCATCGCTATTTGCCTGGACTGTTCTTCTTGGATGGCCATCCATTGCGTTGATAGCTTGATCAGTGTCCGCCAGGGCATTGCCCAAATAGTCCTTTCCCGCAATACCTTCGATCGTAGGCTCCGCGGTAGCATCGAATTTCTCGATTGTCGTAGGGATAAAAAACTTTGTTTGTGTCGGTTCTTTTATCATGTTATAGCGCGTGTAATTGAAAGGCTTCAAACTGCATTTTTTTGCTTCTCTCTACATTAAATATCCACCAATATTTATAAATGGTTTGACCATTTCTTACGACATTGCCCGTGATATCCTCACCCCTTACCTTGTAGGGCATGTTCATAAACTCAATTATGTCTCCGATATCCAGATCGAGATTCTCTTTGCCGCTATTTGCTATTGCAATATTGTGCGGTTGTTTCCACTGGGCAAGCAAATAGCCCCTGAGAGCAATGGCTGACGCAGAATCTTTGATGTGATAAGCCTTAAATCTTAATGTCGATTGGGACAGTGTGACATTATATTTTGTTGCCATTACGGCGGCTGTTGCCTGGGCCGTTTTTGATTTAAACTTTTCTCCGTCCCAATTATACCATACTTCACAGACGGTACAAATTCCAGACAATTTTGTGCGATCAAATTTCAGCTCTGTTAAATCGTTAACATCAATTTTCCTATCTGATGCGGTATAAGCATCCAATAGCGTTTTCATTTTGTAAGTTCCATCACCCGCCCACCATAGAAAGGATCTGCAGTTGCTCATAGTTTCCTTGATATAATCACTGGGCTCTGTTTCCTTTTCTATGGAATCTGATATTTTAAATCCAGACACATCATTTGACGCTATATTAAAACTGTCCCTGTTGATCTCGGTATCGCCCAGGTCCAGCTGATCACGTAAAAACGATTCGGCAGCTCCGGCAAAATTTTCTATCAGTTCCCCGGCGTCGTCGTCGTCAGCATGGGTTTCTGTATATCCCTCTCCCACGGATCGATCGTTAATCCAGGTCCCATATTCCCAACCCCGGCCACCGGAAAAGACGGGTAGGATTTCGGTCGTAGAATAAATGATCTTTTTCCAAACTTCATATACATGACCATACGCACCGGTATTTACCCCCGTTTTGTTTATTCTTGCAAAGTGGATTGTGACCTCAGCATTAGCCCCTAGAGTCGAGGCGGCTTCTGTCCCAGCTTGAACAACGGTATTGACATCCTCACCGATCCCGGTTATATCAACCTCGTTTATGTCAAATTCGATATCAGCAACTACGAGCGCAGTTCCCATGTGAAATTTAGCTTTCACCCAAACTTCAATATCTGAAATGTCAATGTCATCAACCGGTGAATTATATCCATCAAATACCAAATCGACATCTGCCCCAGAGTCAGCGGGATCATCAGGGGCAACCGAGCACTCAGTAGTAGTATCAGGATCGGAGTCGCAAGCATCTTCTGGATTTAACCAAGTTGCATCATCTTGAACAAGATTTTGAAAATGATTATTTCCATAAAAATAGTCCCAATAATCAACGTCCGTGGCTATCGAAACGATACAACCGGCAGAAGTATTCTGCTCAATGTCAAATGCTGCCACTTCGACCGTCCTATTTATATTAGGATCTTTTGCCCACAGCTTAGGTACAGCGTCCATCTGATGATCTGATATCAGCCACCGGTGTTTCCCTGCAGTATCAAGACCAAGGTATCTTGCAGGAACAAGATTATGGTCCCTTTTAGCCGTTGTAAGAGTTGCATCCGACGAGTGACCGCAATAGTACAGGTGATCGCCAATAATTTTAGGTTTGATGGTTCCCTTGGTTTCTTCCGGAAGATTTCCGCCTTCACCGCTGGCAGCGTCCGACTCCTCCACTCTATCACCGAGTACAACCATAACCATTTCGGACCGGTCCTCTATCCCCGCCTCTAAATCCTCGTGGCCATGAGGCGATTCCCGAACGATCCCATTTTCCATTAACGGGAAGCAATTAGCAAAAGATGTTATACCAGGTAAAAATAATCTTACATCGACTTTTCTATTATCAAATCCAATGTCGGCGCCGGCGCCCAGTTCCTCCAACCAATCGGAGAAGCGCTTTCCCGGTTGAAATTCAAGGTTGTTAATTCCCAACTTAAATGAACTTATCGAATGCCCGTGGTCCTTCATGTCAATTAATGAAACCACATTAGGCACATTTTTTACCACTCCCAGGAAATTTTCAACGCCTAGAGTTAAATCGGTACTCGCAATAGGCACGTAATCGCCAGCTCCTTCAGCGCCATAATACATCCGGGCAACCAAAATAGGCTTGCCAGGTCTTTTACTTAAAGAAGCCCACTCAGTAGATACAGTAATCATTTTGTCTGAATCTTATTTAAGCCTTTTCTTGAAGCGTCTTCCAGGATAGGAGCCACTTTTTTATTTACAAAATCTTCGTCTGTTATATTTCCCGTAAAAGTTATTTCCTGTCTCAATATTATCTGGCCACCACCTTCTGCCCTGACGCCGAGATCACCACCTGGCAGTCTTGTTAAGGGCATAATGGCCTCGTCCCCTTTTTCTCCCATTTGACCAATGCCACCCCTAGTCGAAATCAATGTCGGCCGGTCAATAATCGTGCCATGTTGAAATGACTTTAATCCCAATGGACCAAAAACAGCTCCACGTCCGAAACTTATTCCACCCAATAATGCAGTAAGTGGACCACCGGCTTTCGAAATAAGCGCTCCGCCTGCCGGTCCTCCAAACATAGAAAGAACCATCATAATGAAAGCATTACCGATTATCTGGGCAGCCAATGATCTTAGGGCTGCGTGCCAGGCTGTATGGACCGCCTTGGCTGCCGACGCTCCGGATGTTCCTGCAGAAAGAAAAGCGGTCGATACTTTATTGGCCAAACTCGAAATTGTTTGGAGCCCAATTTTTTGGACTTCTGTTAATTTTGTCAGCTGCTCTGCTTTATATTCCGATTCGGCCTTAGCTATTTTTTTTCGTTCTTCTGATTCATATCGCGCTATTTCAGTTTCGGATGCTCCGGCTTCACGGAATCGTTCAACATTCTCCGTAAGTTTTTGGCGCTCCAAATCGAATTGGTCTGTTATCATTTCCTTATATAGCTTATTAAATTCAGTTACAGATTTTTCCCTATCCTTTTCAATCCGTTCCATTTCCTGACGAGTTTTCAAAATTCCTAATTGGGCCTCAGTCTCAGCCTGGGACTGGGACATCGCTGCATCGAAACGAGCCTTTTCTGCTGCCTTCAAATCATCAACGACTTTCTGTTGTTCATCTCTCTGCTCGGTCAGCTCTTCTGTTTTCTCTGCCATTTTCTTTTCTCCGACAATCAGTTTGTGCAACCAATTTGATACCTTGAGCAGAGTACCCTTGAATTCGATCGCGCCTTGAGTTTGCTCTTGAAGATCAAACTCGAAGGGTGTCATCGATGACATGTCTTTCAATCGCTGATTGATACCAATCAATTCTTGTTCTGCCGCTTTTAACGGACTGGGTTCTAATAATCCAATCCACTCAAGAAACTTATTGACCCACAGAAATAGGGCAGGCAATCCCTCAGTAAAACGCGTGGCCATGTTCGTTATCTGTGGTGTAAACTGTATTACAGCCGATGTTAATTTTGTACTTATTACTTTACCCAAAATCGTAAGAGCGTCCTTTGCCGCCTCAGAGCTCCTGAGCAGTTTTTCATCGATCACAATGTCGAGATCCCTGGCTTTCTGTCGCATTTCATCAATACCTTCAACTCCTTTTTTTAACATATTGGCCATATCAACGCCAGCGGTCCGGCCAAATGCCGCGGCAAGAAGAGCAGCCCTGTCAAGATGATTTTCCATCTCTGACGCTTTTCGTACTATTAAGTCAAATGCTTCCTCTGTATTTTCCGCCTGTTGGACATTAGCAAGCAGCTCCTCATCCATTTTTTGAAGTATTGTTATCAATGTTCCAGTTCCATGCTTTGCCTCTCCTACCCGCTTTGTAAATGCTTTTAATGCGCTAGTCAGGGATTCTTTTGAAATTCCGGCCAGATCGGCAGCAAATGACAATTCTTGCAGAGCATCCGTCGAAATACCTATGGCATCAGCCGCTTTTGCAATCGCATCTGCAGCATCGATTGATTTCTTTATCAGATAGCCCAGGGCAGCGGGTCCGGCAACGCCAATAAGCATTCCCTTTAAAGAGCCGAGACTTTTCGAGAGTCCGAGAGAGCTTTTCTTTGATCCCTTGAAACTGCTATTGAGCCCCGCCGCGGTCTTCTTACCTTCCTGGCGAGCGCTGGTCATGTCGGCCTTGAACCTGGCGGCCGATGCTGCCAGGCTGACGAACATTCCGCCTACTTTATGCGCCATTATTATTCCTTTTTCTTATCACGCAAATCCTTGCCTCCGAGTGCTTTTGTCACATATTCAGCTACCTTGAGCATTTCCTCCGGAGTCTGTTGTTTCGCCACCTCGGCACCGAGTTTTGTCATAAGGACTTTGAGATTTGGGAGATATTTTTGCCTCATGAATCCTGCGACGTGCCAAGCGTGCCAGGCTGACTGACGGTGCTCATAGTCTTCCGCCTCTATTCTCCCGTTCAACCAGAGCTTCGTTTCGTGTGGAGTCAGCTCCCAGAACTGCTCAGGGGTCAGACCGTAGCGGTGCGCGTTTGTTCTGGTTTTTTGGAGAAGATCCGTACGAGTTTCAGTATCTTCTCCATCATAGGGTTTCGCACTTTTGGAGCCTCCGTCGTCCCGTAGAATGCGAGTGAAATTGCTTTGTTAACCGCGTCAGTAGCCGATACGATCGGCGGAGAGAGTCTTATGATATCCTTCGCCGTCAATTTTCCAGGGTGATGTCTTTGTAACCCTATTACAAGGGTTTCCGCAATCACTGATAAATCCATCTGGATTGTTGCCTTCGCAATCTTCTCGTCAAAGTCGGGTCCCAAATCGGTAATCAGTTTACCTACTGCTTCCCAATCGTAGCGCAGGACATATTTTTTGCGATCCATTTCAATTACTATGTCCCCTCTGTGCTTGTTTGCCGTTACCATCAGGCCAGGGTCGGATCGCCCGAAACCTTCAAGCTGATGGATGCTGTCATTCTGTCCTCAATCGGAGCGGTAGGATCAACACCGGTTACTAAGCACGCAATGGTCCAGGTTACAGGTGCCGCGGTGGGCCATATAATCTGAAAATTTCTCAATGTCCCGTCGTGCAAATCCTTCAATATACCCGTGGCTTCATTCTGGGTAGCGTGATCCGGTAGCCAGGCCACATCGACAGTAACTTCCCCGGCGTCCAGGAGTCCCGCAATAAACTCACGATATTTGTTGGTTGACTCCGTATGGGTAACGTCCACTGTTTCACGGGAAAGGGTAGGTCCGGCCAGTCCGATCAATTCCGCAATCGCGGTGAACTGTTCCGGTGATGCACCATTGCCCCGTTTAAGCAATATACCAAATCCTATATAACCCATTGTTTCCTCCTGTTAACTTGTTGCCTCATTATACCACACCGAGAAATCCATTTGGACCCGGTGGGCTTTGATTGCTGATTCATAAAGGTCCTGGTCATTTTCAAGAAATGATCCGTTTATCTTTTCGGATCCGGCAGCTCCCTTGTATCCGCTCAGTCGTTTCCTTACCGCCGCAGCGAGTTCCCTGGCGTCCTTCAGACCGCTGGCGTAACAGTCTATCTGAAATCTGCCGTCCGCAAGCCCAGTCTCTCCTTCAGTAGCAAACATCCTTTCTCCTGAAATCCGCGCGTAAACCATCGCTGGAAAAGTCGGTTTTTGGGGTAATATTTTCCCGTATAATCTATCAACGATCTTGCCAGCGATAGTCGTGTCAGCAAGTATAAATGTCACGAGTCCTTCCTCTATCATAAGCCCAGGGCCTTCCTGCCGGATCTTGAAAGCTTTCCGGCGTAAGCCTGTTTTTTAAGTCTCTTTGCAAAACGTTCAAGTACATACCACATATTTTTAGCAAAAGCCGCCAGGGCTGCCCTCTTATTAGTGTCCCATGCAGGGCGCATAAAAGGCTCTGCCGGCCTCCACGGCGTTCCATATTCCTGGAAAACACCATACCAATGAGCCGCGTCTGGTCCTATTGCAATGGCAGCGGGTACGGCTGTATTGGTCATAACAAAAGGTTTAATCGAATCGGCCATTGATCCGGTTTTTCCTTCGCCTTTCTCAGCTCCTCCTTTACTCCTCCATGCGCGGGACCTTGCATCAGCAACGATGGATTTAGCACTTTTCTTGAGAGCTGCTTTTAACTGCGATTTTGCAGCCGCTTCTGGGAGCTCTTTTAAGACCTTATCAAGCTCTTTTGCTCCTTCAATCTTGAAATCGAAAAAGGGCATATTTGACGGTAATCCCTTTGCCATTAGGCTACATTCATTTTTGCTATTATTTCTGTCCCATGTTTCCGCGCGATCTCCAATACGGAAATGATATCGTAAATTTCGGTGCCGATCCTGATTCTATGTTTCGGAGTCACGTCCGATCGATACCTTATCCTGAAACGAAAGTCGGCCTGAGCAAGTGTCTGTTGGCTTTGGAATCTTTCCGTACCCCGCAGCGGTACCTTTTCGGCCCATACGGTTGCGAGCGTGGACCAGCTAGGTTCCGGATCCGCGTGGCTGTCCTTCACTGGCGTATTTTTCTCAATGACTATTCGCCTGTCGAGTCTTCCAATTTGCATTTATGGTATTGTAAATATCGCTATTTTCAATTCAGCATGACTCGTCAGCAAGTGAATGTATCCGGTGGTTTGAATCCATCCGGTGACCGGGAAGGGGCCGAACACGGAATACAGACCGATCCCAACAGCATAGTCGGTAATGTCCTGAGTCCGCCTGAACGGATCATTTACGCTTGTTATTGTGAGCGTTCTCTCCTCCGCACCACTATTGAAAGCCACGATGATTTCCTTACCGGTAGAGATGAATCTGTTTCCATTAGCCGCATCACTGGCGGCAAGCACAAAATCCGCTCCAAGCGCGGAAATCACTCCTGGATACTTACCGGGTAATACCTTAGGGGTAAGTACTGTTGGATCTGGCATAATATCCTCCTGTTAGATTATCCCCAAAAATCAGGGTCCACAAAATTAACGACTTCGTCCTCATTCCAATTAAGACCGAGCGCTGTTATGCAATCTTCCAGCTCAGAAAATTCCCCGTCCACGATCTTTTGTGGCCATATCGAAAAAATGAAATCAGGGTTAATGTCATCAAACATGAGATCCATCCTGTGATTATATTCTCCCACATAATCGATCCATTGCCGTAATCCTGACAGCCCGTGCATCCAGGAAGTATCTATACAGGCTTGTGCGTTTTCCTCGATTTCTCTCCTGACAATTATCCATTTGGCCTTTTTATATGTGTGGATCCACGCTGATGATATAAGACACATCATTGGGCTTTTGAAAAACCAGGGGCCGTCCTCATATCCTTGCATTTTGGTTATACGCTTAATTTCCTGTTTCAGCCTGGGGATTCTCCTTTTTCTCAATGGAGGTATTTGCCTTTTGCCCAAAAGATCATAACCCAGACTAAACAAATAAGGGTCTGAAATACCTTCCTTAATGGCGGTATTCTCGAAAAATCCCTTAGGATTTTCCGGATGTGGGCCAATCATATCACCACCCCAGGAGCCAAGTAAATGAACTATACCGGCGACCATTGAAGTTCCGGATCTTGGAGCTCCTGTTATTAGAATGGGATCTGGAATTTGGGGACCTAAATCTTTTACGTCGTTCATGGTTTTTCCTCCTGTTATAAGACTTCTTTTATTTTCCTGGGATCCTGGCCTGGTCCATCACAAGATGAAGACCTTGTATGATATGTAGATAAATTTATATGCCAGCGGAACCTCGGCCGTAATGGTCCCGACTACCACATTTTCCCTATGCTCATACCAATGGCCAACAAGCATCATTATTGCCTGGATAATTAGTTTCGGTATGTCTGTTGCTGCATCTCCATGACCGGCTTTAAACTGGATATTTACAGCGTTGACTATTCCCCTTGTGGTTGGATAAACAGAGCCGTAGGCGAGTGTTATCCTGGCGGGCTTGGACTTTTCATCTACGATATAATTGTCTGATGACCAGGTCTTTTCAATACCATCACTATCATAATATTTGATATGGATCACGGATTGAACTGGATATCTCGGTAGTTTTATGCCCTCGCCGTTATCAGGAAACCGATCAAGATAGAGATCCCAGGTCTGGGTAATCAAAGCCCTATTTGTGTCACCCTCGAACTTTATACGGGCAGCCGCTACGAATCCATCAATCAGGGTGTCATCATTGGCAACGTCCACCCGTAAATGGGCCTTCGCATCAGCGGTGCTGACCGGCTCAAGTGAAGGTTCAGTCTGAATTTTCAGACTGAAATGTATGTCTGTCATTTCTCAGTCCGTCAGCTTTTACGATCGTCTGTCTTGCGGTCCGGATTCTTTCTATCTTTTTCCTTCTTCCTGGCGTCAGTTTTAGATGTGTTTTCACTGGTTTCGATCGATGTCGATTCTGTTTTTTCTTCCACCTCTTTATCCTCTTCCTTCTCTTTTTCCTCTTTATCAGACACAGCCAACATAGTACGACGTTCGATCTCAGCAACAGCGGCAGCTTTCATCTCGTCAGTCCTCCCGAGCCTTTCCAGATAGAGCAGATATTTGTCAGGGACTTCAGACAATGACTTACCAATATGCGTCCCATAATCAAGCACGATCGGTCCGATTTCTTGATCGGTTTTGGTTTGCATACTCTCGGAAACCAGCTCGGCGTAATTCCCACGGATAAAAGCCTTAGCCATTTTCTCTGTAATATCAACACCGACTTCGAGAATCTGTTCTGGCCTGGCCGATATTTCAGGACCGGCCACGATAGTTTTCATTCTTATTTTCATTGCTACTCCACTATTATTGTGAATTGACCATCAAGGGTATCTCCACCATTGGCAATCACGATTTTAACGCGATCCTTGGCAGCCACGATATAGTCCTCAACTGCCTCGCCAGCTGCAATATAAAAAGAAGCGTCCCCTGAAGCATTGTGCGTCGGTTGGCGCGGAGCTATAATTTCGGAGGCTGTTATATTATCCTCTGTCCATAAATTCTGCCCCGTGCCTTCAAGCGTAATCGTAAAGTCAACTGTATCCTCATAGGGTGTAGAGCCGTCTTTTGTATAGATGACATTAATAATCCGGCCAGTGATCACCGGGCTATATTCAGTAGCAGCTCCGCCGGAGCTGGTCTGTACGGCAATAACATGTCGTTCAGCATAGCTCATATTTTACCTCCCTACTTCTAAACGGCAGGATTGGCCGCTGTACGACCGCCGGCCATGAGATTACTCCACACATCATTCGTACCCGCGACATAACCGCCACCATGATCATAAGTGCCCCCGAATATGTTATCGTAGATGTAAGTATCTCTACCGCCTCCATTGTTCAGTTTCTCGTCAGGATTATAATAGGAACCATTGGCATAGAAAGTGCATCTTCTGATTGTGGACTCCTTGAAGCCCTGTGCAACCATATCAATCAGGTTATCGGAATCGCCAAACCAGCAATCCTCTATCATAACAAATCGTGGTTGATCATGGCTTGAATTTGTGCAAGTAATACATTTACCATCTGTGCTGCCAGAATGAAATCCATAGAAACCACAACGACGAATCGTAACATGGGGATTTGATGCCAGTTCGTTTGCAAAATCTATTCCATAAAGACCCTGATTCTGTCCGACAAAGAGGCAATCCTCGATTATGGTCCCGCCAGCATTACAACCAACTCCCTCGCCGAGAACAACGCATTCAGCATCCGCAAGGGCGTCGAACTCGAAACCGCTAATATACCAGCCCCTTGCTCTTACTTGGAGACACTCAACGCCGGGAGTCGCAGCGGTAACCCAGACAGCGCCAAAAGATGACCCTGGGGTTGGATTAACCGCAATGAGTTGACCAAATGGGCAATCATCATTGAGCGGGGTTTTAATGTCTTCGACGTATCCGCCAGGGGCGACAAAGATCCGAGCACGTCCACGGGTGCCGAGTGCGGCAGCGAGGAGCATAGCCGCGCTGATAGTTAATAAAGCAGTAGCCCAGGATAACCCGTCGTTATCGACTGAGCCGAGTGCCGAATCCACGAAATAATCTGTGGTGGGCATAAGCCCGGTAACGCGACCTTCGATATTCAATATTCCCCTGGGACCGACAGTCATGCGGTCACCTCCGAGGTCACGATATACTTGTGGTGAATATGATGGATCCATAATTAACTCCTTTCTTGTTGGTTACAGCGGAGCAGGGAGAAATTATGGAATCCCCCCGCTCCACCTATCTCATTAAAGAGAACGTAAAAGGGTTACTTGTTAAGATTAAGCAGTACCTTCAGCCGGACTGACTAGAGTTTCGCCACTCACATTCGTACCCTGAGTAGTGGGCTTTTTCCTTGCTCTGTATTGGATATAACGGGCTTCGGCAACAATCGCGTCCTGAGTTCCACGAACAACATACAGTTGGACATATCTTTCAGTCGGTTTAAACAGATCAATATAGAATATTTTCTCGTCGTCGTCGTCAGCGATATCCTGGCCAGATCCCAAAAGATCGGCCGCGTCCGAGAGATTG